TCTATTTCTTTTAATGTCTCAGCATCAAAAGTAGAAATACTTTCTTTAAGAGCATTGGCGGTAAGAGGATAATCTAATAAATCTCCTAATTTTTTAGCTATATTTTCACATATTCTTAAAGTTAACCATAAACTTGCATTATTAATATGCTTAGTAGCTATATTAGATTGTTGTGCTGCAATTTTTTGAAGTCCAACCAAAGTATCTCTGTCTGGTAAACTTCCATCTCTTGCTTCATTTAATCCGGTCACATCTCTTATCATTTGTAAATAATAATTATATGTTTGGATTAAACTTTGAATCTTTGCTTGTCCTGAATTACTAGCTAACTCTTGTACTGGAATTTTACCTCTATTTAATTCTCCATCTTGAGTTAAGGATCTTCCTACTACAGAACCAGTTTGGAAATACATATTTAAAGCCTCTGCTGGATTATAATTTGTTCCATTCCCTAGATCAACTTCTGCTAAACCATCCATATCTAAAAACACACCATCTGGTACCATCCTTGCTACTACTTGCTGTAACTTTAAATGCGTCAACTGAATCATATCAGCAAACCCAGTAATTCTACTTACTATAGAATCAATGCGCCCTTTATACATTCTCGGTGCACAAATTGCATAATTCATTTCTACTTTAGTAGTATCTGCAAAAGGTCTAGTCATATTTTCAGCCATTTCCCATTGCAACATTGTATTAGTTCCTAAAACTTTACAACCTTTATATAATACCTCTATAGTTCTCCCTACTCTTTCAAAATTATCATTCACCGGAGGATTAAAAGTATCAGGTTTTTCTAATGCTTTCTCTAATCCATAAGGAGTTTCTTTTATTTTAAATACTTGATCACTATATGTTTTATATTCAAAATATAACATTTGAACTGTACTTTCATCATAGGCTCCTCCGCCATATAAATAATTTCTATTTCCTTTATTTTGTTGAATTTTTTCTAATTCTTCATTAGAAATATTAGGAAATTGTTTTTTAAGTTCAGGTATAGTAATTCCTTTTACTTCTCCTACATAATATATATCTTCAAAATTTGGATCTTCTGTATAAGAATATACCATATAAGCTGGATCTACATAATCTATAGTAATACCATTAGCTAAATTAAAATTAGTTTTAGATGCGGCTATTCCACATGTAACTAAATCATAATTCATTCGTCTTTTAATTAAATCAAATCTATTTTGATCTAATACCTGGTTAATGGCCTCTTCCTCTGCAATCTCAATAGCTTGTTTATAACTCAATTGCATATGAAGTTCTAATTCTTCTTTAGTTGTAGGTAATTCTTCTTCTGAAATACTAGTACGTGATAAATCAGTTCCTAATTGCTCTGCAATTTTTTTCATTGTATCCTTAGCAAACATATCCTGTGCTATCATTTTAGCATAATTAGTTCGTTTATTTAAAGATTCTGGATCTTGAGCATATGCATTTATATCATAATCTTTAGCAGAAATACCATTAGTCAATATATCTACAAATTTAGATATAATAGGGACAGGTTTCCAATCTAAATTAAGATAAGATAGATCACCATTAATTGATAATTCGTCTTTATATTTTTGCACGGGTTGCTCACCTCTAGCATATAATCTTAATCTATTGTAATTATTCCATGTAGTTAAATATCTATTTCCATTAGTACGACCTTGATTAAACCACTCGTATTCAATAGCTCTAGCTATTTGATCTCCATATTCCCAGCTTGCTTTCTCTTCGTCACTTACTACTTGACTTGGAAAAGGACTATTAGTATTATAGTTTATCTTCATTTATTGTATGATTTTGGATAATGCTCCTGTATTGTCGTATTTTTTAATCCCTAATTCATATTCTTGTTTAATAAGCTTAGGGATTGGTCTATACTTATTCTTATTACATGCCATTATAGCTAATCCTGAGCTAATTGAGGCATCATGGGTTGTTCTATTATTAATATTAAATTTAGCCCAATCATCTAGTGTGCGTTGAAAATATACATCTCCAAAATTCCCATCTTCTTTTAATCCTACATACTCTTCTATATAAGATTCAATTGCAGCAGCATGTGCTTGTATAATATCTTGACTTGAATTAGGTATTCCACCTATTTCTCTTTCTGTTACTGAGAGTTTATTATATATTTTATCTGGCCTATTCATTGCATAATGCCTATACCCTCTTCTTTTAAAATGATATAATAATCTAGGTTTATTATTTTCACATAATATTGGCATACCATAAAAAACGCAAGCCATTAAAACATCCTCAAAAAATAATTCTGCGGTTTGTGGTCTAGCAATATATTCTAAGAAAAAATGATGAGGCGGAACATCTTCCATGCTAAATTTAGTTAGTCCATGTAAAGCTCCATTAGATCCTCTACCATCTACTGTACCTGATATATCATAAGGGTCACAGCCAAATGCTCCTAGACTTTTATTACCAGGATATTTTTTACCTAATTTTAGTATTATATTATTTTGTAATCTTGACGGAGGGGTCCAAGAAACTATAAATCTACCGTTTTTATTGGGAACAAATATTACTTCAGTGTCTTGTATTCCTCCTACCCACTGAAAAGATCCCTGTGTTATAACGCTGCTATGTCTAATATCAGCATTCCAATCTATTTGCTGGTAAAGCTTAGTTAGATTAAATAATGAATTCTTAGATTCATCCCTAAAAGCATGTTGTGTAGTTCGTGGGAATTGTCTATAAAATTCATTTAAAGCATCTTGATCTTCCTTTAAGCCATCTACTTCATTTTGCCAATAATCTAATACTCCTAATTTAATTTTTTGCCCATGGGGATCTCTATCTGGGACCTTGGGTGTCTCGAATACAGGTAATCCATTAGCGTTAATGTATCCTTCGTAGTTCCATTCCATAGGTATGAACAAACTATAGAGTCCTGAGCGAGTCTGTCCGTTGGCGTTTCTTTTTGTAACATCTGAACTTTCATATAATTTTTTAAAATTATTACCACCTTTATCTAAGGCATTTGATGTACTACCCATCATACATTTACCAATAATCCGGCTACCTAATCGTAAACACGTTTTAGTAACTCTCCAGTTATTTAATATATTGCTAGGTCTTTCCCATTTCCCCGATTCATCATGTACTAATAGTTTTAATTTTTCACCATCATAACTATTATCACCAGTATTTTTCCAGTCTATTGTAGTATCAAGACCTTGTAATTCAGGTAGTACTTCACCTGTTATAATCTTTCTTCTAGTAAATTTAGAAGCTGGAACCCTATATGCTAATTCTGTTTTAGGTCGATCCATACCATCTTGAATCGGTTTAAAAAAGAACGGATAATTTACTGATATAGGAACAACCTTGTCAGTAAACATCGTTTTAGCATCTGGTCCAGTTTTAGATAATATTCCATATCTGGAGTCACTAGCTAGAGTAGCTAAATTAACTACTTCCCCTGAGGCCATAAAAGAGAATCCTGATCTACGGTTTTTAAGATAACAGATTCCGTAACATCTAGTATCTGCTTTGCAAGCTTCCCAGAATATAAAGAATAATCTATTGGCTTCTCTAAAGTCTGGTGGCCCAACATCAATCTTACTCCACTGCAAGTACATATAATGAGTGCCAGTAAGATAAACAGGTTTACCTTGATTATAATACCAAAAACCTTCTTCACGTCTTTGAAATTGTTCATCAATATAATCATACCATTTTTCTTTAAAATCTTCAGGATATTTATCCCATTCAAATACACTTTTGATATTACCTAATACTTTAGGTAAAAGACTTTTCTCCCATCTTTCAGATTCAAATTTATGTACTTCTTTAGGTTGTTTTGGTAAAGCTATTTTTAATCCTTGAATTTCATATACATCACCTA